AAATGTCATGCCCCTGTTGACATGACATATAAGCGACTGCCTGTCGCACAAAAAAAAGAGTGATAAAACACTCTTTTTATTTTTGTCAAAAAATGTAAAAAAAGGCTTGATTATATGTAATACATATAGTATAATGTACTTGTAAAGAAAAGAGGTAATCAAGATGAAAACAAAGTATATTGTAAAAAGAATTAGCCATGAATTGAACAAAGAACTAATGAACAACTTCTTAGATGTAAGAAGATGTGACCAGTTAAAATTTGTGGGTGGTATCGAATTCGATACTGAAAAAGAGGCTTTAGAAGAAGGTCTTAAAATAGTATCAGAAGCATTTGATAACAATGATAAGGAATTGGCTCACGTTGCTATCACTGCTGTTGATTTTGAAGGAGGTAATGTTGTTGGATACTGCACAATAACAACATTCAGCGCATTAACAGAAGAAGTATTTACCGTTGATTTAACAGGCGGAAAAGATGAAGATGAATGTATTTATTTATCAAACAATGAAGACGGCTGTATGAATGATGTAATGTATGCAGTTAACCATAATGATGAAGAGCCTTATAAAGATTATGAATATGTAGAAATCAAAAGAAACTACAGAACAATCTACAGAGAAAAATTAAGATAAAATTAAATCAAATATACAGAGAGGTAATTAAAATGAGTATCGCAACAGAATTAGAAATGGCAGTGAACTATTTAAATGATTATTTGCCATCAGAAATAATTGAAAGCGCAAAAGACGCTTTAGAAACTTATGAAAGTCACATGACTTTCACAACAATTGAACCATATGAAACATATGCACATTTATCAGAATCGGCTAATACGTTAATGTTTCAGATTTTAAATGATAACCTTAATAGAATTAAGGATTATCTAAAAAACAATGGTTTAGACTATAACGAATTAATAGGGAAAGCCGTTGTTAAAGAATTGTATCATTAGGAGGATAAAGTATGAAAAAATTAAAATTCAAGAAGTGGGTAACAAACCTACTTCTTACGATCAATCTAATAATATTTATTATGATGGCGTGCATTCAAGATTTTGATATTTGTTTCACATCATTATTATTCATGATTGGTTTACCAATAGCGTTTTTGGCAAACTCATATCTTTTAATTGAATACGGAGGATTATAATATGGAATACAACGACAAAGAAATAAATGCTATCGTTACTACAGAAAAGTATAAGTATTATAAAGAGTATGTAGAACGATTAGAAAAAGACTATGATGGTCTTTTAGATGAAATAGGAGACTTAGAAAAGGAAATTAAAAGGCTCAAATATGAAAATAAGAACCTAAAAAAAAGAAATAAGGAATATAAGAAAAGTGGCATTTTAAATGATGCAGATGCACAACGATATAGAGAAATGTGCATTAGTCAAAAGAAGAAGATAAACGATTTAAAATTGCTATTAAAGGCAGAAAGAGCAAAGCACTGATAAGTGCTTTTTTATTGCAAAAAAATATAAGAAAGTTGCTAAATACTATTGACATTTATATGTAATACATATATAATATACTTGTAAAGAAGAGAGGTAAACGAAAATGAAAAAATTTGAAATTGGTAAGTATTACAGCATGACAAGTGCATGCGATCACAATTGCACATGGACTTATAGAGTAGTTGCTAGAACTGCTAAAACTATCACTATTAGTGATGGTGAAAAAACAATAAAATGTAGAGTTAGCAAAGATTCCGAATATTTCGGAGTTGAAACAATTTTTCCATTAGGAAAATATTCAATGGCACCAAGCCTTACAGCATAAGACACTGAAAAGTGTCTTTTTTTAGTGAAAAAAAGTGGCAAAAAAGTGGCAAAAAGGCTTGTATATATGTATCACATATGCTATAATATACTTGTAAAAGGAAAAGGGTAACCCCCTAAGGAGAAAGAATATGTATACTTACAATGTTAACAATGATTTTATTATGATAGTTGGAGAGGGAAAAAAAGAAAATAGTGAGATATTTTGTTGTCTATATGATTTAAGTGTTGGCAAAAAGCCAACGCTAAACACGTTGGATTACTTAAAACTTAATCCAAATTTTGAAATTATTAATTTTGATGAAATCAAAAATAATGATTTTGATGGAAAATTATATTGGATCGTTCAAAGTGGAATTGCTTTCCTTGCTGATACACATACATTTCTTGAAATAATCAAGAATGAAGACTTGAAAGAAATCAAGCCATTTAAAACAATTGAAACTTATAGCGATGTTGGTTCTGTAAAAATTGGAAACAATAGTTCTCAATTCAATATTCCTAATGGATATGGTGATGGGGATACAGAAGTATTAATTTCTGATACTTCAACAGAAGCACCAACAAATGCAGAATATGTAATGTATATTGAAGGAGATTTCAATATTTATTCATATGACTGTAGTACAAGTGATGTAGCACACACGTTACATGGTGCATATTATGTATATTCTCAAAGAGATTTGAGAGCAGACCATGGAAAAGTGTGGTTTATAAAAGAGTGCTAGGCACTCTTTTTTTTGTTGTGTAAATCATTTATATAATGTATATACGTAAGAGTACGTACATTTTAAATGTCATTGATAAACCCCAACAAAAAAACCCTTTAAAATCAAGGGTTTCTTTTTTTCTTTATTCGTTTGTTAAGATTTTTAAGTAAGGTGTGAGCGTAAATTTATCAATTGCTTCTTTGTTCCATCTCCCACCCTCATTTTTTTCATATTCAACCTTTATGAAAATATCCTTTAACAATTCGTTCTTTTCCTGTATACTTAGCGTGTCATATTTTTTTAGGGTATCCGCTAATATTGGGATGCCTTTTTTATATCTCATTATTTTATCTTGGTTAGTGTCTTTTAATATTTCTTCTTTTGTTTGTTCAATCTCTTTCAATTCGTTTTCTATATCTGTTTTATCCTCAACATATTCGTCATATGTAAATTCTTCTCTATTGTACGATCTTCTTAGGTTCTTCAATTCCTTCTTTAATTCTTCAATCTGCTTTTCTATCTTGTTTAATGTTTTAGCATTGTCTTTTGCTTCTTTTATTATTTCTTGCTCATAATTATCAACATAATATTTAAAGTCGTTTAATTGTATTTCTAAGGCTTGTAAGAGCCTTTTTTCAACTAGTTGTAATTCACTAGATACATTATCACAAAATGGTGTAATGCATATTAAACTATCATTCTGTTTTACTTTCTTCTTATAAGTGGTTATTATCTTATCCCATTTTGTTTCTTGAATGTTTAGCACTTCTTTCAATTTAAACCAATTATCACTCAAATTCTTACCATCATAGAATCTTTCTATTTTGGTAGGAAACCAACCCTTTACAGTATCTGTTGATACGTTCATTTTCTTAGCAATTTGAGTTAATGAAAGTTTGCTATCTTCTTTTGATTTTCTCATAAAGTCTAATAGTTCCTGTTTATCATATTTATATTTTCTATATCCGTGTTTCAAATGCTTTTCGGTGTATGGTCTTCTTACCATGTGCCTACCACATTTCTTACATATCATGATTCCTGCAAGAGGATTTGAAGGCTTTTTATTTAAACTGCATTTAGAAGAAGGGTGTGACTTCAATATCTCTTGAACGTGCTTAAATTCTTCTTCACTTATCAATGCTTTATGCTTGCCTTTGTATATATAATAATCCTCATTCAATTTCCTTTTCTTTACTATCTCACCATTAATAATTTCTTCAACAGTCTTGAATTTTTCCCATGTGTTATAGCCACAATAGACTTCTGATGTTACTATATTCCTAACCATTGCAGGAGTCCAATATTCATTCTTACGTGCTTTATATTTGTACTTGTTTAAATGATTGGCTAAATTAGATGTTCCAACACCTTCAAGAAGCATTTCAAACATCAACTTGACTGTTATTGATTCATCTTCATGAGGTTCTAGTATGAATCTATTCTTTTCTTGTGGCAGTTGCTTTCTTTTATATCCAAAAGGTGCAGAACTACCAATATAATAGCCATCTCTAACAGATTTATGCCTACCTCTATTCATTACATCTTTTGAATAGTTTCTATACTCTGCTGATTGAATCATACGCATTTCTAAGTATTTCTTATCCATTGGATTCTTTAAGTCATAAATCTGCTCAATGGTTGCAATCAATGTATTAGTAATATCAAATATCTTTAAAACATCACCTGCACCATATATTCCACTTCTACTTAAACGTTCGGGATCCATGCACCAAACACGCTTTATATTTCCATTTTCAAGCCGTCTTAATAATCTCAAGAAATCGGGTCTGTCTTTTATATTCTCCCCACCCGATACAATCTCCCTATATATATTTTCTTCTTTTATTGGCTTTCCTGTTGTCTTTATAGAGAGTTCTTGTAATTGTTCCTCATGTCTTTTTAATGTTATTTCTATTGGTTCTTTTGTGTCGTCCGTTCTTGATTTCCTTAGTAGCATTAAATCTATTTCTTCAAAAATTGGTGTAATTGTCATATTTTTTATATTCATTCCTTATTGTAATAAAGTATTCAAATAGTTAATATTTAATTATAAAGTATTCATACATAAATGATTGATACACAACATACATATCTTTGAGGTGGTAAAAGTGCAGATAGGCAATACAACAATAAACTTCATAAACCCATCAATACAGACAAAAGAGAACCTAAAAAATCTATATGATACTTGTAACAAAATATTCAAAGATGAAGCATTATTTTATTCAAAAGATGAAATCAAGAAATTAAAAAAAGATAAGAAAAACATATGGTTATGAGAAGCGTATACAATGCTTCTCATTTTTTTGCTTGTTCTTTTGCTTCAAGATACAGTTTCATCACACTTTCATACAGTTCTTGTTTTTCTTCTAGTGGTATGACCTCATTCTCAAATATCATTCTTGCACGTTCCAATAAATCAACGGTTTCAATCTCATTTGTAACAAGTCCTAATGTTTCTAAGGATACATTAAAATAATCTGCAAGAGTCTTAATCTGATGAATGTTTAAATTCCTTCTTCCTGTCTCTAGATTAGATATTTGCCCTCTAGACAAGCCACCTAAGACAACACCTAATTCATCTTGTGTCATTGATCGCATTTTTCTTAAATGTTTTATCTTCGCTCCTATATCCTTTGTATTAATACTTTTTTGAATCTTCAACAAATAGCACTCCTTTTTTATTTTATAACTTAAATATAGCATAGTGTATTCAAATAGTAAAATTATTATACTATTGGTTAATTTAATTATTTACAAACATTTAAAATTATTGTAAAATAATATTGTCTTAAGAAGTTAGAAATTGCTTCAAATAGTAGAAAGGAGATAATAATAATTACAATTTAAGAAAATTGAGTCAATTATCCAATTTGATATTAAATAGATAGAGGCGATTATATGAAAAAAATACATAAAACTATTGATGAATTAGAAAACCTTTTAATAAAAGAAAATATCATAATCGAAAAGCGACACATAAAAGAATTACAAGAATTGATTTTAAAAATCGAAAATCGCAAAAAAGGATAATTGAAGAGCATGAGTAAATCATGCTTTATAGCAAACGCTTCAAATAGTAGACAAGAAAAGGGGTGAAAGAATATGAAAAGACTCAAATTGAAAGCATGGCGAGCGAGAAGAGGACTAACTCAAACAGATGTAGCCAAAAGACTAGGAATTGCAACAAGTTTCTTTTGTTTGATTGAGACAGGGAAGAAAAACCCATCTCAACAATTTTTGAATAATTTTGAAAGAGCATTCAAAACGGAAAATACATTAAGATTATTTGATTTAGTAGAAAGCGAGAAGGAATATGAAAATTACAAATAAAATGAATTTACCTAAACCTCTTGTTGATGCAGTGACAAGAGAATATAAGTACAAGCCTAAACAGTATAGCGTTACGGCTTTATTAAAAGGAGCATGTCAAAATGTGCTTGAAAGAAGATATGCAGATTATATCGAACAAGATGTATCTGATATGATTTGGGCACTTTTTGGTAGTGCAGTTCATAGCATTTTAGAGAATGCTCAAGAAGAGGATTCACAATTAAAAGAGAATTATCTAGTTGTTGATGTCAATGGCTATAAATTAAGTGGAATCTTTGATTTATATGATGAAGCGACTAAAACCGTAACAGATTATAAAACGGCTACATGTTGGAAGGTCATTTATAACGATTGGGAAGACTACAGAAAGCAGTTATTAATGTATGCTTGGATGCTTAGAAAAATTGGTTTTGAATGTGATAAAGGTGAAATAGTTGCGTTCTTAAAGGATCATTCAAAAACTAAAGCAAAATTAGATGGTAGTTACCCACAATTTCCTGTTCATAGAGTGACATTTAACTTTACTGAAAAAGACTTTGAAGAAATTGAAAAATTCATTATTGAAAGATTTATTGATATTTCAGTAGCAGAAAATACAGATACTGAAAAATTAGAACCATGCAGTGAAGAACAAAGATGGTTCACAGGCAATAAATATGCAGTAATGAAAAAAGGCAATAAGAGAGCCTTAAGAGTAGTTGACAGTGAAGAAGAAGCAAAGAACTACATGGAGTGGAAATGTGTAAATGATGATAAGCATTACATTGAAAAACGTGAAGGAGAAAACAAGAAATGTGAAGAGTACTGTAACGTTGCTCAATATTGCCCATTCTATAGAAAATTAAAAGGATTAGATGAAGGAGAAAAAGAAAATGATTAAAAGACAAGAATTAGTAAATGATATTTTAGATGTATATGATTATATTGATACATTGGAATTAGAAAATGAGCGTTTAAAAGGCGCTATACCTAAAGTTCAAACACAAGAAAAAGTTCCAACTTTTATTGATGTGTTGATGATTGAAAAAGGTAAGAAGGAAGTTTTCAGATATGCAACATATTCATGGAATCAAGTAGATTGTAAATATGATGAAGAAGCAGATACATACAACTTCACTTCGTATAATAATTGGTTAAGCAAAAAAATAGTAAATGATAAAATTCCAAATTCAATGTCATTTTATGACTTTACCACTTATTTCAAAAGTGAATTACTAGAAATGTACAAGAAAGAAAAAGAAGAAGCATTGAAAGAAGCAAAGGAGAATGAATAATGGAAGAGAAAATTAGTATTTATTCTAAGTTGCTATCTATTCAAAATGAATTGAAAGCGCCAAAGAACCAATATAACAAGTTTGGAAAATACAACTATAGAAGTTGTGAGGATATTCTAGAAGCAATCAAGCCGTTATGTTTAAAATATGGTGCAGTTGTATTGATTGATGATTATGTTTCACAAATTGGTGAGCGCTTTTATGTTAAAGCAAGAGCGAGCCTTATTGATATTGATACACAAGAAGAAGTATATGCATGTGCATATGCTAGAGAAAGTGAAAATAAAAAAGGTATGGATAGCGCACAAGTAACAGGCGCAACTAGTTCATACGCTAGAAAATACGCTTTAAATGGTTTGTTCTGTATTGATGATACAAAAGACGTTGATACACAAGAATATCAAGAAAAAAAGCAAACAAATAACAATCAATCTAAAAACATTAATGATTATGAGCAAGTAGGAATTGAACAGGCTACATTGTTAGGTGAGATTGATAAAAGAGTAGAAGAGTTATTTAATCTAGGTGTAGATGTGAAAAGTGAAGGGGCATTACATTTTATTAATAAATTCAACAATAACAAGAGTGATGTCAACACAATGACACAAGCAGAAAGATATAATTATAAGAATGTGTTAGAAAAGATGATTGAAATTAAATTGAAGGAGAATAAGCAATGAGCATAAATAGAGTAGTTCTTTTGGGGAATATGACAAGAGACCCCGAACTAAGAAGAACAGGGAACGGAAAAGCCGTAACTAATTTCACTTTAGCATTGAATAGATATAACAATGATGAAGCAGACTTTGTTGATTGTGTTTGTTGGGAAAGAATTGCTGAAAATACTGCACAATATTGTAGCAAAGGCTCAAAAGTTGCAGTTGAAGGAAGCATACAAACAGGATCATATGTGGATAAAGACGGACACAATAGAAAAACCGTTAATGTCTTATGTAATAGAGTTGAGTTCATTAACACAAATAATTCAAGCAATAATCTACAACCACAAATTAATAACAACTACAATAATTTAAATGACCCTCTCGGCTCTTATGAACTTCAAGAAGATGATATGCAATTCTAATGCTTCAAAAAGTTAATTATTCAATGAAAAATATACTAAAATTAATAATCTTTCATGTTGTAATTGGAATATTCATGTTCATTTGTTATTACATAGAATATTCCATTATCAACATGGTTTATAAATATGCTAGTGGTTTGTTGAATATTGCATATAGCAGAACAACAAGCATTATATTATTTGTTATTTTTTTAAGGGTTGTTGAAACATATGATAAAAGTTAATGGTAATTACATAAGAAAAGAATATGATGAAATGGGAAATGTTGAGATAACTTTCTCATTTCAACATTTCTATGATAAGAAGAAAGTTGATGAACTTAAAGAAGGACTTTATTCCTTAGAAATCAAAAGACCAAAGTCTAAGCGCTCATTGAACCAAAACGCTTATATGTGGGCTATTATCCATGAGATAGCGCAAGAGTTACAACAAGATGATATGGAAATATATATATCAGCATTGGAACAGGCAAACGCTAAATTTGAGTATGTCATGGGATTAGAAACCATTGAAAACGAATTAAAAAAATCATTTAGAGCCGTTAAGGTTGTAAGACCCGAAATATACAAAGGTAAGAAGATGATTGTTTATAAGTGCTTTGAAGGCTCAAGTAAATTTAATGTTGAAGAATGCAATAAACTAATAGATGTACTTTTGAGTTGGTGCAGTGAATTAGACATTAAAATGGAGAGTGATATATATGAGTTTTAAAAAGAACACTATAACTTATGCTTTATATATTGATGATGAATTAAAAATAGAAGGGAATGCATATGTTATAGGCAATTATCTAGGAATTAAACCAATAAGCGTATACGGCTTATATAAAAGATATAGAAAAAAAATAACTCCTAGAAAGTATGAAAATTTAAAAATAGTAAGGACGGATATATTTGGAGATGAAGAAAGATAAAGAAATAGTATTTGATGATGATACTTTAAAAAAAGTGATTGATCATTATGGGAATGATTACATGATGGTTGTTGCAATGGAAGAAGCAAGCGAACTTGTACAAGCAATTTCTAAAATCTATAGATATGGTGTTTCGCTTGAATCAGTGAACCATCTAAATGAAGAAATTGCAGATGTTTTGATTGTAATTGAAGAATTAAAGAAAATGGGCTTTGCTTATGAACCATCAATTCAAGAATGGATTGAAAGCAAACAGGAAAGAAGCATAGAAAGGATTAAAAAATGATTTTTATTTTTATTACAGTGATGATTATATTATGGCTTATCATGCTATCAAATTAGGAGGTAGAAAAATGATTGATTATATTTTGATTATATTATTGATATTTGTTTGGATTGCATCTCTTGTTAACTCTTATCTATATCAGAAAACAAAAAGAGAATATCATGAAATGTTGATGAAGGAATATTTGAAAAAAAATGAAAAAAAGATATAGTTTATTAACTGATAACATGAAGAAGTGCTACATAACAGGAAGCACACAAGATATACATATTCATGAAGTATACTATGGCAGTGCAGATAGAAAGAAATCTATTGAATATGGTTGTTGTGTTCCGTTGAGAGCAGATTATCATAACATGAGCAATTATGGAGTACATTTCAATAAAGCATTAGATTTAAGGCTAAAGAGAGAGATGCAAGAAGCGTTTGAAAAGAAATACAGTCATGAAAAATTCATGGAAGTGTTTCACAAGAATTATTTATAAATTGCTCATATTTTCGATTTTAAGAGGTTTTTATATAAACATGAGTATTTCATCATGAATATAAAAAACTCTTTTTATTCAAGAAAAAAGCATAGAAAGAAGTGATGTTATGCAAAGGTTTATTATAGATGGTAGATTAAGTGGCTTGAATGAGTATACAAATAAGAATAGGAGAAACCCTTATGCAGGTGCTAAGATGAAGAAAGATAATGAATCTATTGTTATTTATTATATTAAACACTTTAAAATCAAGAAAGTTGATAAACACCCTATCAAAATAAAGATTGATTGGTATGAGAAGAATAGAAGAAGAGACATAGACAATATCACATTTGCTACAAAGTTTATTCTAGATGGCATTGTTAAAACAGGAATCCTACAAGATGATAGCCAAAAATACATAAATGAAATTGAACATCATGTTTACATAGACAAGGATAACCCAAGAATAGAAGTGTCATTAATTTATTAATGCTTCAAATAGTGAATATATTCTTGAATAAGAATAATATTATACTATAATTAAAGTAGAAAATTATAGAAAAAGAAGGTGAAAAAGTGGAAGGATATTCAGTCATTAGAATTAAAGAGAGCACTAAAGAATTAATTGATAAGGAAAAGCGTAAAAGTGGTAAATTACTATGGTTTATCGTTGATGAAGCAATTAAAGAATACGTTTCAAACGAAAAGGAGAAATAAATGAGTGAAAAGAGATTTTATTGGATAAAATTGAAAACCAATTTCTTTAGTTTAGATGAAATTGATTTTCTATTATCTCAAAAGAATGGTTGTGAATATGTGGTGTTGTATCAGATGTTATGTTTAAACACTGCAAACACAAACGGCACTTTAGAAAAAAGAATAGGTGAAATGATCGTACCTTATGACATTGATAAGATTGTAAGAGATACAAAGTATTTTGATTATGACACTGTTGTTGTAGCGCTAGAGTTGTATAAGAAACTAGGGTTAATCTATGAAGATAAAAATTCATGCTTAACAATCGCTAACTTTAGTGAAATGGTAGGTAGTGAAACATCGGGAGCAAAGAGAATTAGGGAGTGGAGAAAGAAACAAGAATTATTAGAAAATAACAATGTTCAAGAAGTAAAGAAAGCACCAAAAAGCAATGCTATTAGACAAAAACAACATAGAGCAAAAAAGAATTGTGAGCAAAAACAACACATTCCATATATTGAAGATTATATTAATAACAAAAGATACAACGGAAATTATTATGTTGTTTTCCAAAGAGATAAATATAAATGTGCAATATGTGGAAGCATAGAAAACTTATGTGTTCATCATATAGATGGGTATGATGAAAATAAGCCACAAAATAATGAAACTAATAAAATGATAACCTTATGTAGGGGTTGTCATAGTAATATTCACGCAGGAAAAAAGATAGATGAAGATATATTAAACTCGATTGATTATTACATTGATAGTAACGAAACGTTACACCGCAACAATAATGTAATAGGTGATGTAACACAAGAGTATAGAGATAAGAGTATAGAGTATAGAGATATAGAGAATAAAGAAAAGAATAAAGAAAAAGATATTATTGTTCAAAACGATTTAGAAAATCGTATTGAACCATCAATTATTCAATTAACTTTGAATGATAAAACTTTATATGATGTTACTCAAAGTGATTTTAAAGAATATGAAGAATTATATCCCAATGTTGATGTCATGCAAGAATTAAGGAAAATGAAAGGGTGGTTAAATGCAAATCCTACAAAAAGAAAAACTAAAAGAGGTATTAAACGATTTATAAACAATTGGTTATCAAGAGAACAGGATAAGCCAAAACCTAACAATGTTAGAAAAGAACCAACTCCAAAATGGCTTGATAAAGAAAAAAACGAAGATGAAAGTAAACCCGAATTTTCAACACAGGAACTTATTAAAATCTATGATGTACAAGTTAAATGCGGTCAGACAGATTTAGCAGAACAAACTTCAAACAAATATAAAGATTTGACAGGTCAGAGCATTGAGGAATACAAAAAAAATAAAGAAGAACTTATACAATTGATGGAACAACTGGACTTATAGAAAGGAATATACATATATGGAACTAGAAAGAACAGAAGATATTGTTTTAAAAGTCTTACAAAAATATGAACAAACAAGAAGTGATGATTTTGTATTGGTTTATGCAGTATATAGAGAAATTAACTTTAATGTTGCAACAATTGATAGATTTAGCGAGGTGATGTTAAATCATAAGAAATATGGCTTTCCTTCATTTGGTTCAGTAACACGAGCAAGAAGAAAGATTTTTGAAACGCACCCCGAATTAAAACCAACAGAAACAACCAAAAGGAGAAAGAAAGCAGAAGAAGAATATAAGGAGTATTCTAAATCATGATAGCCATATCAATAAGCGATCCTAACAGAATAGTAGAGGTAGAATTGGCAGATAGATATGTTAAGAAATCTCAAAAAAACGCTAAATATATGATTATAAAACCATATGCAACATGTGTATTTTATGAAACATTAGATTTTATAGAAGAATACAAAGGCTTTATATACACAATAAACAATAAATTATACGATACTATTTGGATTAATAAGTATGATGACCTTATAGCGTTATATGTAAATGATTTAAATAAATCAAATGATATTGAAAAATCACAAACAAAAATGAAGCAAATGAGTATATTTGATTTTTAGTATTCAAATAGTAAATTATATGTTATAAAATTAACATGAGGTGACATTATGAAAGGAATAGACAACCTAAAAACGATTGATGATTATTATGAAGAAATAAGAGAAGTTGAAAAGCAATTAAAAGAAACAAAGTCAAGTTATAGAAAGAACGATTTAATGAAATACATGTTTCAACTAAGAACAGAGGTACATGATTATTTGAAATTCATGAACCAAAAATAAATAATAGGAGTGTTTTTATTGGAAATAGAAGTATTGAATATTGATGATTTAATACCATATGAAAATAACGCAAAGGAACACCCAAAAGAACAGATTGAGCAGATTAAGAAATCTATAATTGAATTTAATAACAACGATCCAATAGCAATTGATGAAAACAATGTAATCATTGAAGGGCATGGAAGACATGAAGCATTGAAACAATTAGGGTATGAACAGGTTGAATGTATTAGGCTATCTCATTTGAATGAGGAGCAGAAGAAAGCCTATAGGCTCATACATAATAAGTTAACAATGAACAGTGATTATGATTTTAATCTATTGGAGCAAGAATTAATGAACATACAAGATATTGACATGTTGGAATTTGATTTTGACATGTCATTTTTAAATGAAGATGAAGAAGAAATTAAGGAAGAAGCAAGCAAGAAGTTAACAGATGAATTTCTAATACCACCAATAAGCGTATTTGATACAAGACAAGGGTATTGGCAAGACAGAAAGAGAGCGTGGAAAAGTCTTGGTATTTCTAGTGATGTTGGACGAGATGAAGCGTTATTAGGTCAAGGGTTGAAGCAACTAGCAGAAAAGCAAGGCTCAAAGACTTTAACAGGAACAAGCATATTTGACCCTGTTTTATGTGAAGTCATGTATAAATGGTTTAATGTGCATGAAGGCAGTATATTTGATTGCTTTGCAGGTGGTAGTGTAAGAGGTATAGTTGCAGAAAAACTAGGATATAAATACACAGGAATAGACTTGAGAAAAGAACAAATTGAAGCGAATATATTAAATGCTCAAGAGATGGGATTGAATCCAACATGGATATGTGACGATAGTTTAAACGCTGATTTATACGTTGAAGATGATAGTGTTGATTTGCTATTCAGTTGTCCACCTTACGCAGATTTAGAAGTATATAGCGATGATGAAAGAGACATATCAAACATGGATTATGAGCAATTTAAAGAAGTGTATAGAAAGATAATTGATATTTCTTGCAGAAAAGTAAAGAATGATCGTTTCGCAATTTTTGTTGTTGGTGATGTAAGAGACAAGAAAGGATATTACAGAAACTTTATTGATTACACTAAAGAATGCTTCAATAAAAATGGATTCATGACATATAATGAAATCATATTACTAGAACAGTTAGGAACAATACCATTAAGAGCAAGATATGTATTCAAAAAAAGGAAAGTAGCAAAGGCACATCAAAATATACTGATATTCTATAAAGGTGATATAAATAACATTCCTTGCAACTATAGCAACATAGAAGTAGGAGAATTAGACACTCAATAGAGTGTCTTTTTTTATTTAACAAATGGTAAAAAAATGTAAATAAACCCTTGAATATAAGTGATACATATATTATAATGTACTTGTATTAAGAAAGGGAGTTCAAAGGAACTCATAAGGAAAAGAAAAATGAAATATTCAAGAAATGAAGTCCAAAGAATGGCAACAGAAGAAGCCATTAAAATTTTAATGGCTGATAAAGATATGATGTTAAATGATACATCATACGGATGGAGCTTTGGGGAATGTTTAATTGGATTGGTAGACGATAGTTCCTATAGAAAAACTAAAACAATATATATTGTTTTAGAGTATGAGGGTTCATGGGGAGAAGGCAAAGTTAATCTATCAATCTATAGAGAGAATGATGAAGGAAAACAATTATTAAAAATTATTAAAAAATTCGTCCGTACTATGACAAGAGACGGAGAATATTTTGAAGAAGTATAAGGAGGAAAATAAAAATGAAAATAATTAATGATAAGGTCGCTAAAGATATGATTGATATTATGGACGATCTAAATATCTTATATGATGTTGAGGTCAGAAAAATGCTTGTGCTAGAAACGGTACAAGCATACAAAAGAAATTTAGAAGATGCCAAAACGTTGAAAAGATACAATGATATCCTTTCAGATTTTAGAAATATGTTAGTTGAGGTTATCGAAAATGAAATGGAAAAGCGTAAACCTATGTGAAAACCAAATAAAAGCAAGGACTGTTAAATCAGTCCTTGTTAAAATGCCTTTGAGTTCAAAGTATAAAGGATTTCTTTTTTGGCATCCAAAGAAGTTAGTCAAAGAATCATACTATAGAGGTAGTAGTTATGAACTATTATATACAGATGATTTCACTTTCAATATTTTCAAGAATGGAAGTGGAAAGACAAACAAATATGAAAAGATTGCTGAGAAAAGTATAAGCATTGAGGACTTTGAAGAAGCGTTTAAAGTTGTTGAAGATGATTTTGACGACTATACAGATTTTATAAAATCTTCTTATTATGAGGTTGAAGAACCAAAGAGAATAGAAATAGAAGATATTGAAATACCAAAGGAGTTAATGAAATGATTACAGTAAATCAAAAACTAGCATTTGATAAGTTTTCTAAAATGCGTGTTGGTGCTTTGTTTATGAAAATGGGAAGCGGTAAAACAAGAGTCGCTTTAGAACTAGTGAATAATACAGATACTGACTTTATGCTTTATCTTTGCCCATTTTCAACAAAAGGAAACATAGAGAAGGAAATAAAAAAATGGGGTATTCGTTGCGATTATGAAATAGTAGGGTATGAGACTATTTCAAGTAGTGATGTTAAATACTTAGAATTATTGAAAAATATGAAAACAAAAAAGAACGCTTTCATTATTGCAGATGAAAGCATTTTTATTAAGAACGGAAACACAAAAAGAACAAAGAGAACAATGGAATTAAGAAACCTTTGTTCTTATGCTTTAGTGTTGAATGGTACACCAATAGTAAAAGATGAATTTGATCTATACAATCAGATGGAATTTTTAAGTCATAAAATTATCGGAATGAATGAGAATGAGTTTAGATACAAATTCTTTAACAAAATAAGATATAAGAAGAAATACGAAAGTAGAGAACACACCTTTTATAAATTCAGCGAAGTAAACGCTGATGTGCTAAACAAGATGGTTAGTCCTTATATCTATCAATGTGATTTGGAATTTAGCAAGAATGAAGATGAATCTTATAAATGGGTTTCTTATATTGATGATGATGAATATTACAGAATCAAAGAAGAAAGTCTAGACAAGGTTCTTGAATATGGCTCAAGTGAAGCAATTATAAATATGTTGCAATCATTGAACGTTATAGCATCAACATACGAAAGAAAGAATGATGAAGTTATAAAGTACATAGAAAATAAACAAGTGATTGTATTCTGTAATTATTTAAAAGAGATTGAATACTATCAAAGCAAGATAGATTGTTATGTGATAACAGGAAATACGAATAATCGTAATAAAGTTATAGAAGCATTCAAGAACGATCAAAAGCCTTTATTAATGACATATGGTTGTGGTGCTTTCTCTTTAAATCTTCAATTTTGCAATGAAATAGTATACTCAAGTATCAATTTTGAGTATTCAAAACTAGAACAATCAAAATATAGAATCAAGAGACTAGGACAAGAAAGAGACATTAAATATACATACATTCTCACTGATTTAGGTATTACAGATTTAGTACTAGAAAACATAAGAAAGAAAAGCACGCTTGATAATTTGATTAAACAGAAGTTGCAGAAAGAAGGAACTAAATGGATAAAAGACATTTAGATAAATAATAGAAAAAATTCTATTTTCTTCTTGCTTATATGTATCACATATGATACAATGGATATATAGAAAGAGAGGAAAAAGAACATGACAAACTTAGAAATCATTGCTAATGAGGTAATCACTAGAGAATTATTAACAAAAGAACAGGTAAATGAAATGCTTGAAAAATTCGGTATGCTACCATATATGACATATCAAGAATGGAAGTATAAAGGATATCAAGTAAAGAAAGGTTCCAAAGCAATAATTAAAACTAAACTTTGGAAAAAGGTTAGAAATAGAAAGAAAGATGAAGATAATGAAGAAGAAAGCAAGTTCATTATGGTTAGCGCTTCATTATTTGATTCATCACAAGTTGAAAAAATTGAAAAAGTAGCACAAGCATAGCGCTTGTGCTTCAAATAGTAAACATAAATGAAAAGGGGAAAAGAAGATGTTGAAATTAAAGAAAGTTTGGATTGCTGATAATGGAGATATATTTTTAGAAAGAGAGGTTGATTATAGAGAAGCAACCTCAAAAGAAATTGAAGAATTAAAAAATCAAGCGTTAGAAGCGCTTGATCGTGGTGAGTTTGAATGTTGCCACTATGAAGAAGGAAAAACCAAATATGGCGAGTATTATAGCCAAGACGGTGAATTCTTGGGTAATGAACAAATTCATGTATTAACAGGATATAGCGCTTTTCAAGAAAGCATGTATCTAAACTACAAAGGGACATTAAACCCATTGTGGAAAGATGTAAAAAAGGTAATGTAAAATATTGACATTTATAAGTAATACATATATAATAGTGGTTGTAAGGAGGATACACAAATGAAAAGAAAAAAGAGAATTGGTTGGTGGTACTTCATTGTGAAGCATCCACTTCAAAAGCGTAGTTATCGCTATGCTTATAGTAGATTATTTAAGTAATCTACTAAAAATAAGAAATGGGCTTATTTAGTTCGTTTCTTATTTGTGTTGAAAGGAAAGGAGAAAAGGAATTTAAAGAAATTCTATAATAAGAGAAATGCCAAAGAAATATATAGATAAAAACGTGTATGAAAGTGCGTTAGAAAGAATTGAATACATATTTAGTGAATTTGATAATGTGATGGTAGCATTCAGTGGAGGAAAAGATAGTGGAGTATGTCTTAACTTATGCTATGACTATGCAAAAGAGCATAATTTGCTTAATAAATTAGCAATGTATCATCTTGATTATGAAGCACAATATCAAATGACAACAGACTATGTAACTGAAACCTTTGAAATGTTTAATGATATAAAAAGGTATTGGCTATGCTTGCCTGTTGGTGCTAATTGTGGTTGTAGAATGGACGCAGGAACGTGGATTCCTTGGGAGAAATCAAAAAAAGATATATGGGTTCGTGATATGCCTAAATATGATTATGTAATCAATGAAGAAAATTGTCCCTTTGAAATGTATTCAGGGCAACAAGACTATGAAGTGCAAGATAATTTTGGAAAGTGGTATGCTTCTCAATTTGGAAAAACTGCTGTAATTATAGGAATCAGAACGGATGAAAGCCTAAACAGATTTAGAGCAATTGCGAGCGATAAAAAAGTAAAACCTTATAAAAATACAAATTACATAAATGGCTATCTTGATGATGAACTTACATACAAAGCATATCCAATATACGATTGGAATGTACAAGATGATTGGATTTATAACGGTAAATTCAATAAAACATACAACAAACTATATGACTTGTATTATAAAGCAGGATTGAATATCGATCAAATGAGAGTTGCTAACCCATTTCATTCTTGTGGAAGTGAAACATTGAAATTATATAAAGTAATTGACCCTAACAATTGGGGAAAAATGATAGGAAGAGTGAATGGAGTTAATTTTGCAGGTTTATATGGTGGTACAACTGCAATGGGTTGGAAATCAATAACAAAGCCAAAACACTTTACATGGAAAGAATATTGTTACTTCTTACTTGATACATTGGACGAAAAGACAAAGCAACACTACTTAGAAAAACTGAATACATCCATTAAAGTATGGAGAGAAAAAGGATGTGTAGTGAGTGATGAAACATTAGATTATTTAGAAAATAATAATGTCAAATTTGAAAGAAAAGGAAGAATAAAACCACATACAAATAAAGAGGTTGTGGCATTTGATGAATACTTAGATGATACAAATTGTCCAAACTTTACAGAATTACCAACTTACAAAAGAATGTGCGTATGCATTATGAAAAATGATTATTTCTGCAAATATATGGGATTTGCACAAACAAAAGATGAAATATCAAAAAGAAAGAGAGCGATGGAAAAATATGCAAACTTATAAGTCACCTGTTTATGATGTAAAAAGAATACCTATTGAAAAGGTGCAAGCAAACACCTATAACCCAAATCATGTAGCACCTCCCGAAATGAAGTTGCTTTATGATTCAATTAAAGAAGATGGTTATACAATGCCTATTGTGTGCTATTACTTAGAAAATGAAGATAAATATGAAATTGTTGATGGTTATCATAGATATACAGTTATGTTAACACATAAAGATATTTATGATCGTGAAGGTGGATGTTTGCCAGTAGTTGTTATTGACAAAGATATTAGTAATAGAATGGCATCAACAGTAAGACATAACAGAGCAAGAGGAAGTCATGATATTGATTTGATGGTTAACATTGTAAAAGAATTACATGAATCGGGAATGAGTGATGCATGGATTCTTAAACATCTTGGTATGGATTCAGAAGAATTACTTAGATTGAAACAAATTAGTGGCTTGGCTAGTTTATTCAAAGATAAAGATTTCTCTAATAGTTGGGAGTGATAAGTAATAATGAAAGGAAAGATAGATGGAATTATTGATTCTTTAAAACAAATGGATATTGACAAAAGAATAGAATCAATAAATTACATAAAAGAAAGATTGAAGGAAGTTAGTCCTTTTAATTATGAACCTGTTGAATGTGTCAAATGGGTAAAACAAGATTTAGTTAAGCAAAATGATTACAATCCAAATGTTGTTGCTCCACCCGAAATGGAACTATTACATACATCAATTAAAGAAGATGGATATACACAACCAATAGTTGTATGGGAGAATAAATGGTATTTATGAAGTTGTTGATGGATTTCATAGAAACAGAGTTGGGAAAGAATATGAAGATATTAAAAAGAGAGTAAAAGGATATTTGCCTGTAGTTGTTATAAACGAAAATAGAAAAGATAAAGGTGATAGAATTGCTTCAACCATTAGGCACAATAGAGCAAGGGGAAAACATACAATAGATGGAATGAGCCAAATAGTAGTTGATTTAAAAAGAAGAAATTGGACAGACAAAAGGATTTCTAAAGAATTGGGATTAGATCAAGATGAGATATTAAGATTATCTCAAGTGTATGGATTGGCAGAAATGTTTCAAGATGAAGAATTTAGTGAAGCATGGGAAGTTAATGAAAGTGATGTGATTGAATAATGAAAAGAATATTTCATCAATATAAAGAAATGGAAGATTTTCAAAATGGTATGTATGGAGAAAATAAGGGTGGAAGAAGCGAAAGAGTAAAGAAAGCATGTGAAATATTAGGAGATAAAGAAACATGCCGTAAAGCAATGGAAACAGTAGTAAGCAGATGGAAAAATGCAACAGAATATAATCTATCAAACGATAAAATAAATAAAAAAGCGTGGTTAGGTCAAGCATGTTGCAGTATATACGCAAATATTCATGAAGATGAAACAAGAGAAGGTTGGGGATTGCTTACAGACAATCAAAGAGAAGAAGCGAACAAGATAGCAAATGAAATTATTGCAAATTGGATAAGAAGGCAGCAAGGACAAATATCTTTGTTTGATTTAGGTGAAATGGTATGAAAAAAGGAATAGGAATAAATGTTTATGAAGCAACTAAACAGAGAATATCATGGACATTTGATAACTTTGAAAGAATATATGTTAGTTTTAGCGGTGGAAAAGATAGCACTGTAATGTTGCACATGGTTATGCAAGAAGCAATCAAAAGAAATAGGGTTGTAGGGGTTATTCTAATAGATTTAGAAGGTCAATATGATATAACTATAAATCATGCTTTAACAATGAAGGAAATGTATAAAGAAAATTCAAAATGGTTTTGGATATGTTTACCGATACATTTAAGAAATGCAGTAAGTGTATATGAACCATTTTGGAAATGTTGGGATATTGATCAAAAAGATATATGGATTAGACAAATGCCAAAAGATTGTATAAATGATATAAACTATTTTCCGTTCTTTAGAGATGGTATGGAATTTGAGGAGTTCGTTCCTTTGTTTGGTGAATGGTATTCACAAGGAAAGACAACGGCAAACTTTGTTGGTATAAGAAGCGATGAAAGTTTAAATAGATATAGAACCATTGCAAATTCAAGAAAAGAAACTAAAGATAGTAAGATGTATACAACAAGAGCAAGTGAACATGTTTATAATGTATATCCTATTTATGATTGGAAAGTAAGCGATATATGGACATATCAAGGTAAGAACAAAGATAAACCATACAATAAATTATATGATTATATGTATGAAGCAGGACTTAAATTAAGCCAAATGAGAATATGTCAACCATATGGAGATGACCAAAAAAGAGGGTTGTGGCTATTTCATTTGATTGAACCTAATACATGGGGCAAGGTAGTCAATCGTGTTAATGGTGCAAATAGTGGAGCGTTGTATATTAATGAGACAGGAAACATAAATGGATATAACAAAATTTCAAAACCCAAAGGGCACACGTGGAAAAGTTATTATGAATTATTAATAAATTCAATGCCACCAAAGACAAAAAAACATTATCAATATCAAATAGATAAATACATAAAATATTGGGAAGATAATTGTTACCATGATGGTATACCCGATGAAGCAGATTATTACATAGAAAAGAAAAAAGATATTCCAAGTTATCGCAAGATATGCAAATCAATATTAAGAAATGATTATTGGCTAAGAGGATTGGGTTTTTCTCCTAAAAGTTCAGAAGCGTATATGCAATATAAAAGAGAAACGAATGGGAGCGATACTAGAATGAAGTTGTTTTAAACATAACGCTTCAAATAGTAAATGGAGAAATAACAATGATTCAACACAAAGCGTTGTATGCGTATTATGAAGGTGATGAATTAATAGCCGTTGGAACGGCTAGAGAGTTATCAAATATGTTACATATAACAATTAACAGTGTACGCAGAAGAGCAAGAAAAGAAAAGGATATTATAAAGGTTGGATATATAGAAGATGATGAATAGACTAACAAAGAAACTCATAAAGAGACCATTTAAAAAGGATTTTAGAGAAATGGGTAGTTTTATTGGATTGGCATTTTATACAATGAAACTAGAAATATATGCAAATAAATTAGAGGTAGAAAATGCAAATTTAAAAATTGAAATTTCAGAATTAAAGAAGGTTCGCAAAAGTGGAAGTTGATGAAAAGATGTTGAAAGCACTGCTTGAATTACTTTATAAAAAAAGTGATTGTATATCAATAAAAATAGCATTGGCAGATATAAATATGGAAGAATATCCACCTTGCGATATGGGATTATGTGATGAAAGTGAAGCATTTTGTCCATGTTGCAATGCTAAAAATTTATTTAAATATTTAACTGATCAATGGGAATTTGGAGAATATGATGATTAAAGTTGATGAAAAGAAACTTGATAAACTTTTGAATGCTTTTGGTCATAATTGCGATTATTTGTATCAAGAAGTTTATGAAAAATACTGTTGCCATGGCATCATTAATAATGAGCCTAAAGAATGTAAAAATTGTAAATTTAAAAATAGTAAGTCAATAAAAGATTGGCTTAGAAAGGAAGATTAATCATGAATAAATACAAACAAGCGTATAACGTTATTGATACGGTTTTACATTTAATGTGTGGAGAAGAAAGAGAAGATGGATATAAACCTACTCATGAAGAAATGAGTAAAGCAATGGCTGATTTAAAAGAGTTAGTAGAAAAGGAGAATAACAATGGAAAATAAGAATGCGATTATTCACATGGTGAATGGTGATGAATATCATTTATACAATACAAAAGGATCAATTTTAAGAACACGAAATTTTGATGATATGAATTTTTTAGAAATTGATAGCACTATAGCAAAAGAGATTATACATGTGACATTCTATTATAATCTTCATCAAGTGCCACCAAAAGAAGCAAAAGAAAAAGTATTATCACGTGTTTCAATTAATGTTAAAAATATTGTTTCAATTGATTATGTGGAGGAGTAAGAAAATGATAAACGCTGAAAGATACAGAAATGAAATACTAAATATTATAAATGATGATTATTCTCTTGCCGTAAATAAAAATAATCCAAATGGAGTTTCTAAATGTGGCAGTTTTCCTTGTGCTGATTGTATGTTCTCAAAAAAGGAAAACGGAAAAGCAAGATGTACAAGAAACAAAATGCACTGGCTTTTATCTGAGTATAAAGAGCCTGTTAAAGTTAGCAGTTTAGAACACGAATTACTAAAGTTTTGGTATGAGAGTGGCTGTTGTTATAGATATATAGCAAGAGATTTAAGCGGCAATTTATTTTTATATGTCAGAAGACCAACGAAAAAAGCAGAAGTATGGGCAAGCATTGAATGGCACAAATTTATAAGTGATTTTAATGACTTATTTAAATTCGTAAAATGGGAAGATGAAGAACCTACATCAATCAAAGATGTTTTAGAGAATTATGAGGTGATTAAAGATGAGAGTAAATGAAGTGCTGGCAAGGGTTGATGAAGATGAAATTATTATGATAGACACTGAAACATTCCGTATTCAATGTACTAAGAATCAGTTAGTACATGATGATAATTTTATCAATATGAAATTAAAGGATAAAATCGTCACTCATTTAGGAGTTAATCATTTTAGCGGTGGAAACGGAATTTTAATAAGATGTATTTAGAGAAGGAGATTTATTAATGAATAACTATTTAACAAAAAAAGTGATTTATTTAACTTATCAGCAGTTTTGGAACGAGCTGGAAGAATTAAAAAAGAAATATTACGTTATTGGCTACACTGTCAAGTCACAAGAAAATGTTGCAGATGTTCAGTTAGTCGAAAAATAGGCGAGGTAGAAAAATATGGAATTAATTGATAGCAAGAAGTTAGAAGCAATAGCTGGCTTCATCGGTGAAGCGGAAGTTGAAGGAAACTGTGTATGTGATGATTTCAACGAAGCACTAAAAGAAAATAGAATTGATGTTCCTTGTGATAAAGGAATTGGGAGCTGTAAAGGAAATTGCCCATTCTACTCAAAAGAAAATTTTCTAAAATGGATTAAACCAGATGAAAAACAAGGCGCTAACATTTTAGAAAGAAACAGACCTAATAAGTTTGACTTTTTGGGATATGATACAAGCGACAGTTCTCCCAATAAATATTGTTATATCACGAATTTTCTCAACAAAGATGATTATATCAAGGCTCTAGAAAAGTACTGTGATAGTTTAGGAATGTATATTAAATGCAAGGATAGCCATTTAAAAGAATCAAAACTTGAATGCGAAGAACTAGCTGACAAATTAGAACAGATTAGAGGTGTTCTTGATGGATCGCATTGAAGTTGATGAAAAAGCAGAAAAATATATATAAAATATAATTATATCCCTATATTGATGTAAATATTTTTAAAAACATTAGTTACCTGATCTAATCAAAACAGGGCTCATAAGAAAATTCTATTAAAAAACTATTTAGATTCTGTATATTTAATCTCATTTTCGATATAGGGATTCAATAACGCATTGATATTTACGAATGATATTAGTTACCTGGACTAATCAAAACAGGACTTTATGCATTTTAGATTTACCATCACATTTTCAATGCGTTGAATAGTGACGAAAGCATAAATAAAGAAGAAGAAAGAAGGAAATCACCTCACAAACAAGATTTCCTATGTTAGTAATCGCTATATAGAAGGTTGATAAAAACACTCTTAAAAAATCAACCTTCTTAAATTTTAAAATTATAAGTATCACATATTACTTATTTATGATATAATGAAATAGAGGTGATAGCATTGAATGAAAAAACAAGCAAGGCACAACTTAAAGCGAGTGCTAAGTACAATAAATCGAACACAAAGAACTTTCCTATTAAAGTAAATAAGAAGACAGAAAAAGACATTTACGATCATTTAGAAAAATGTGCGAATGTGAATGGATACATTAAGGCTTTAATAAAAGCAGATATTGAACGCTAAAAAGCGTTCTTTTTTTACGTTGTAAAAAATGTAAAAATATGTATAATATTCGTTGTAAAAAATGTAAAAACATGTATAATTTTATTTGAGGTGAATAGGACACCTCACTTTGGTTGTCATTAGTTTGTCGTTTTGGTTTACTTGTTTTCATTTTGGTTGTGTGTCCTCCAAAACACATAAAAAAGGGTTATTCCTTTTAAAGGGGCTATATATAATATAGTTCCTTTTTTTGTTGCAAAAACAAGTAAAACTGCTTGTATATATGTAATACATATAGTATAATAAGTATATAAAGAAAGAGAGAGGACATAAAAATGAGAACAAGAATTTATTTAAATGGAAAGAGAATTTCAAAAAAGAAAGCAAGAGAATTATTTGGAGAGGAAAAAGTAGAAAGAAGAATTGAAGAAGCAAAAGAAAGTTTCATGAATGACCCATACGAAATAAATTCATGGATGGACGGAATGGAAATAAGATTTGTATAAGGTGAGAAATCACCTTTTTTTATTTAAAAAATATTGAAAATATTATGAAAATGAGTATAATAATACTTGCAACGAATAGTTGTAAATATGCATGTTCTTTAACTCAATTTCTTAAATCATTTTTATATAAGCACTTTAAAACGGTGCTTATAACTGTTGGATATGGTTCAAAGGTAGAATATCTAGTCGTGGAGACTAGAGGACAGGGGTTCGAATCCTCAATTCAACACCGTATACACCTATAACTCAATAGTAGAGTGGTCTCCTTATAAGGGATAAACGGAGGGGCAGAACCTTCTAGGTGTACCAATTTATCATTCTTTTCGGAAACTTTTCCCAAAAAAAGGCAGTGAAATATTCACTGTCTTTTTTTAGTTGTTAAAAATTTGAATTATATATGTATTCAAATAGTGAAATATGATAAAATAATGATGTAAATATGAATAAAAAAGGAGATGTGAAAGTATGATGTTGAATGTCTAAAAGAGGAAGAAAAAGCGTTTATGACACTGTCATATTTCCAAATATAAATAAAATAGAAGAATGGGTTAAAAGTGGTGCTACTGAAAAACAAATATGTGAAGCGTTAGGAATTTCAGTTAGTGCTTTCAATGTTCATAAGGAAAAAATGGAATTAAAAGAAGCCTTAAAAAAAGGGCGATCAAGTTTAGTTTTAGATTTAAGAAGTGAAATGATAAAGAAAGCATTTAAACATACTCTAGAAACCAAGAAAACATATGTTACTCAAGATGAAAATGGTTCTACTAGAAAGCATACTGAAATAACAACAAAAGAAGTTGACGGAGATACAGGAGCATTACATTTATTACTCAAGAACTATGATAAAGATAATTGGAAAAATGATTGGGATAGTTATGAACTAAAGCAAGCAGAATTAGAGTTAAAGAAGAAACTTGCAGATGATAAAGATTGGAATATTTAAAAGGAGGTAAAATAATGGCACATGAAAAAGTATATGGAATATGTGATAACAAATGTTTGATTGAAACATATGACAAAGAAACTGTTGATATTAAATCAAGCATGCCTATTTCAAGCAAAGGTTATATTTTTATTGGCGATTCATACGGACAAGGTTATACACCAAATGGGATTATAACAGGTTGGTGCGATAGATTAAAATCAAAGTTGGTTAATTGCCATGCAAATGCTGATAACATTTTCATCAATCATAGAGGTGGAGCAAGTTTTAGCGATCCATCAAATAACTATTTAGCACTATTAAAAGGTGTAGAAAATAAAGTTTCTAACAAAAAAATCATTACAGATGTATTGATTGGTGGAGGGTGCAATGAATTATCATACAGAGGAAAGAATGACACTGTAAAATCAAATATTAACACCTTAATATCATATGTACAGAGTACATATCCTAATGCAATTATACATTTTGCACCGTTTGGAGTAGATTTTAAAAATAGTGGTAATCAATATGGATTAAAGTATGATATGTTACCGATTTATAAAACTATTGCAACTTACACCAACAAACCATTTGTAGTAGTTCCAGGTGCTGAAAATATTCTATCATTTGAGGATATGATGTCCTCAGATTGGTTTCACCCAAATGAATGGGGGCAAGAAAGCATTGCTGAATATTTAAAAGGATATATCCTTGGCACAGGAAGCAATTGTATAGATAGAAGACAATTAAGTGCTAGATTAAATGGTGGCACTTTTAACGGAACAATATATGGTCAATGTCTTGGAGATATTAATATATATAGAATTATATTTGACGAACCTGTCAATAATCTTAATAGTAATGGATATGGTGCATTCAAATTGTATGCCCCTAGAAATGTATGTTCCTTTCCTTGGAGAGCACCAAATATTGGTACTCAACACGCAACGTGCATTATAACATCTAATGGTAAGAACTATGATGTGCCTGTTGTATTCAACGTATGGAGTGATACTTATGAATTATATATGCAGTTGAAGCAGACGGGTCCGAACAATAGTGGTCGAATGAATTATTCAAACATCACTAAAATTCAGTTAGATGTATGGCTTATTGCAGAAAATGTATAAAGGTATAAAAAAGTGAGAAATATATGCGATCTCGATTGTCTAGAAGGAACTTGCACAGGTTCTACTTCAATGGGTTGTGGTGATAATTCAATAGAAATCAAGGTAAGGCTTAAACCAAAAGAGGTTGAATATTTACAAATCGAAACAAATAGTAAAACGTATCAAATAACGAATTATACAAAAGATGATAAATCTCTATATTATACACTTCCGTTTTCTCTATACAAAGAGATTGGTATGATGTATATCAAAGTCAAGTATGTAGATGGTTATGGAACACAATTTACATTCAAGACTGAAAAACTGCTATTAGATGATAGTGAAATAATGGTTAATTACCTTGATGGAATATTCTTGGTTAGAAGGCTTCTAGATACTTCAGATAGTCCTTATGATATACCTATCACAAGCCATGATAATTTAGGTGTTGTGCAGATAGGTAATACAATTTCCGTATCTTCAAAAGGTGTTATTGAAATGACTAAAGGAGATTCGGTTGAATCATTAACAAACATTGACATAGATTATATTTGCAAATAAAGGAGTGATGAAATAATGTCAAAATATTTAGATGAAAATGGTTTAACTTATTTATGGAGTAAGATAAAAGGAACGTTTGTAGCACAGCAAAGTGGTAAAGGTCTGAGTACAAACGATTACACAACAGCGGAAAAGAACAAACTAGCAGGGTTAAGCAATTACACGCACCCAAGTTATACTTCCAAAACAAATGGTCTTTATAAAATCACTGTTGACGAAAAAGGTCATGTTTCAAGTACTACAAATGTTTCTAAGAGTGATATCACTGCTTTAGGGATTCCATCACAAGATACAACATATTCAGACATGACAGGAGCAACGGAAACAGCAGACGGAACACATGGACTAGTTCCAAAGCCTTCAAAAGGTGACCAAAGTAAGTTCTTATGTGCAGATGGCACATGGAGCACTCCAACCGATACAAAATATAACCTAGCAACAACTACATCAAATGGTTTGATGTCTTCAAGTGATAAAACAAAATTAAATGGCATTGAAACAGGTGCAAATAAATATGTGCACCCAGCATATACTGCCAAAACAAGTGGACTTTATAAAATCACTATTGACGGAACAGGGCACGTTTCAAATACTGCAAACGTTTCAAAAAGCGATATTACCGCTTTAGGGATTCCATCACAGGATACAACATATTCAGACATGACAGGAGCAACAGCAGATACAAGCGGAACAAGTGGACTAGTTCCTGCACCACAGACAAGTCAGCAATGGAAATTCTTATGTGGAAATGGAACGTGGGCTACTCCAACCGATACAAAATATAACCCTGTAACAACTACAACAGATGGGTTGATGATCGCAAGAGATAAAGTAAAATTAGATGGCATTGAAACAGGTGCAAATAAATATGTACACCCTACATACGCTTCTAAAACTAGTGGATTGTATAAGATTACTGTTGATTCTACAGGACATGTAAGTGAAACTACAGCCGTATCAAAATCAGATATTACCGCTTTAGGAATCCCAAGCACAAACACAACGTATTCAACAGCAACACAAACAGTAAATGGTTTGATGTCTTCAACAGATAAAAAGAAGTTAGACGGCTTTCTATCTGCAAGTTCCTATGCATTGAAAACAGATTTAGCAGGTTTATATAAATACAAAGGTTCTATTACAAGTGCTTCATTGCCAACAGCAAATCAAATTGTAGGTGATACGTATAATTTAACAGATGCAAGTGAATACGGACCAGCAGGTACAAACGTTGCATGGACAGGAGAAGCATGGGATGCATTAGGAGGATTATTTGTTATCAATTCGTTATCAAATGATGATATTGATACCATTTGTAAGTAGGTGAATATAAATGTCAAAATACCTTGATGATTCGGGATTAACACATTTGTGGAGTGTATTAAAAAATACATTTGCATTAAAAAATCATACGCATGATTATGCAATTAAGTTGGTTCAATATAAATCAACTTATACTGCAACAAGAGATGTAAGCACTATTCCTATTAATATTTCTCAATATAGGTATGGTGCAGATATTCTTGAAGTCTATATAAATGGTATGAGATTAGACAACACAGAATACACAAATAAAAACAACACAAACATTATATTGACTAAAGCAATTGAAAAAGGTTGTAAAGTCCATTTTATTGTAAATAAGGCTACTAATTTATAAGGAGATGAAACAATGAAAGTAAAAGCAAATTTTCTATACAAAGATTTATTACTAAACAGAGTAGTTGAAAAAGATGAAGTTATTGAAGTTGATGAAGAAAGAGCAAAAGTACTAACATCAACAACATATGATGGAAAACCATTTTGTTGTTTTGTAGAAGAAGAAAAGCCAAACATTGAAGAAGAAAAGCCAAATGTTGAAGAGTCAAAGCCAAAACGTGGCAGACCTAAGAAGGCTTAATTATGGTTATAACATTATCAATTAGTGATGATAGGATCGTATCAAGTGACCAACATATTATTGGTAAAACAAATGAGAATAAATCAACAATCCTATCAATAAATGTTGATTCGTTGTTAGGTGATAAGGATTTATATTTAGAGTTTGAAAAGTCTAACGGTGAGAAGTATGTAAGCAAGCCATTAAAATTAAATAAAAAAGAAGATGGAACATATAACGCAACGTTTGAAATGGTTAACAGCCTTCTAGATTCTAAAGGTGAATTGAAATGTGAAGTTGTGTTAAGAAATGATGATAATTATGTATTTAAGTCATATACATACAAGTTCTATGTGATGGATAGCATCAATGCAAGTGAAACGCTTCAAAAAGAAAATCCCGACTTCATAAGTGAAGCGAAAAAGACACTTGATGAAATGAAAAACATTGTAGATACAAGTGGAGACGGAACAAAGTACCTTGCAGATGATGTGCAATATAAGACGGTAACAGGTGGAACAAGTGATTACAATGTACTTGAAAACAAGCCTATAGAAGTAATAGAAAGCACAGACAAAAATAATCCTGTTATATTGAAAAGTCTTCAAAGTGGCGCTTATATGCTACATGGATATTTCAAAGCATATGAGGGAGCGCCTAAAAGTATCATTGCACAAATTCCATTGGTTGCTTATGTAGCGACAACATCAACAACATCTTACATTCAATTGTTTTTCGCTTATAACAATCAAATTCAATATTATGCTATAACTGAAAATGATTATGATTCACAGAGTGTTTCAATAAGTGATTTAGTAAGCAGAATAGAAGCACTAGAAAGCAAGGTGGTATGATGATTGAGGTTTATGATGAATTAACAAGTCATGATAAAAATAATGCTTTATCTGCAAACATGGGAAGAGTGTTAAATGAAGCAATTCAAGCATTAGAATTAAGAGTTGTTCAATTAGAAAACAATATTATTGATGTAAGTAATTACAAAACTATTATTTGGTAGGAGGTAATATTATGAGAATTAATGTACATGGTGGGCATTCCTTAAAATGTCGTGGTGCTAGTGGCTATCTTGATGAAGTAAATGAAGATAGAAAAGTAAAGAATAGAGTAATAGAAATGTTACGTGCAAATGGTCATACTGTCTATGATTGCACAGATGATAATAGCACTTCACAAAAAGCAAATCTAAGAGCAATTGTTAACAAATGTAATTCACATTCTGTTGATTTAGATGTATCTATTCATCTAAATGCAGGAGGTGGAACAGGAACAGAGGTATATGTATATAGCAATAAGTCAAAAGCAAAAGACGAAGCAACTAGAATTGCAGAAAAGGTTTCTAATACTCTAGGTATCAGAAACAGAGGAGTTAAAACAAAAACTAATTTATATGTATTAAGAAAGACTAGTTCACCAGCACTTTTAGTTGAATGTTGTTTTGTTGATAATTCGAAGGATAAAGCACATTGGAATGCTGAAAAGTGTGCTAAAGCAATAGTTGAAGGAATTTTAAATAGAAATATTGAAGCAAGCAATACAACAAATACATCTAATAATGTTAACTACATTGTAGAAATAACAGCAGATGTATTGCATGTAAGAAAAGAACCAACAACAAATTCAAGTATTGTTACAAATGTCAAGAAACCATATAGATACACAATTGTTGAAGAAAGAAATGGTTGGGGAAGACTTAAATCAAATGTAGGTTGGATTAAATTAAGTTATACAAAAAGAGTGTAAAAGGAGGTAATCATTATGTCACAGGAATTAAATCAAGTAAGAATTAATAAGATAACAAAAGCGTTGTATGATACAAATGTTGCAAACGGTACGATCACACCAACAATGCAAGAACAAGAAATATGGATTTTTACAGATGATAATGTTTATACAAGTGATGAAAAGACTAAATTAAATGGCATTGAAACAGGAGCACAAAAGAATCCTACTAAACTAAGTGAATTATCAAACGATGTTAACTTTGTTACAAAAGCCGTAAATGATTTAACAAACTATTATCTAAAGACAAATACATATTCTAAAACAGAAGTAAATGAATTAATCAATGGCATTACAACGTTGAATGTATTAGTAGTTACTGCATTACCAACATCAAACATTAGTAATAAGACTATTTATTTAGTACCAAAGTCAAAAACAGAAACAAACAATATCTATGATGAATATTTATATGTGAATAACAAATGGGAAAAGATTGGCGATACATCAATTGATTTAACTAATTATGCATTGAAAAGTGAAATCCCAACAGTTACAAATGACTTAACAAACACATTAAAAAGCCATTATGATACTGCATACACTCATTCACAACAGGCACATGCACCATCAAACGCACAGGCAAATAAACTAGAATCTATTAAAGTAAATGGAGTTGCTCAAACAATCACAAATAAAGAAGTAAATATTACAGTGCCTACAGTTAAAACAATCATTTGGTAATATGGCTCAAACATTAAATGGCGCTACAATAAACAAACTAACCTTGGCACAATATAAAAGTGCTAAGGCTAGTAATTTATTGAAAGCAAATGAATTATATGTAATTAGTGATATTGATGAACAACTAGATAGTTTACTTACTTATAAAGAAAGCCTAAATGTAAAAAGTCCAATCATATTAAGGAATTTAAACAGTGGATTATATAAAATTAAAGGGTATTTTAAATGTAACTCTAATCAGAGTGGTATTAGTGGAGTTGATCCATTTGCTTATGTGATGATTGATAAATCAAGTTCAGTGACATATGCAACAGTAATTGATAGTTCAAGAACATTAAGATATTCAATCACAAATACAACATATCAAGATTTAGATGATACAGGTTGGATTGATGCAACATTAACAAACGATTTCATACCATATGCAAACAATAGCGATAACAAGCCAAGATACAGAAAAAAGAACGGTGTTGTTTATATTCGTGGGTGTGTATCTCCAAGTACTGAACTAGAAGCAAGTGCAACAGGCAAGGTAATATTTACATTGCCAACAGGATATAGAACAACTTATGGAATAGTTAAAATATGTCAAGGTTCGGGTAAGAATGTTTGGTGTTTGGCAGTAAATACAAATGGAACTGTAACCATTGCTAGATATGGAACAACAGCAAATGCAAAAGTTCCAACTACTGCATGGCTACCGTTTGAAATATCGTTTGCAATTTAAAAGGTGATATATGAGATACTTTACAAACTTAAATCAATTCTATTCTAGCAAGGAATGGAGCGACTTAAAGAAATACATAATATCACAACGAATAAATGAGAACGGTGATATTATTGACGAGTACACAGGAAACCCAATCTATAGAAAATATGACATGGTCTTTCATCACAAGATAGAATTGAATCTAACAAACGTGAATGATCCTAACATTTCATTAAATCCCGATAACATTATGATTGTGTCTCATAAGTCACATAATGAGATACATGAAAGGTTTGGATTCTATCAAAGCAAAGTTATACTAGTACACGGCAATTCATGCAGTGGAAAGACAACATTTGTAAGAGAAAATAAAAGAGTAGATGATATAGTATGTGATATGGATTCAATATGGCAGATGATTTCCTTAAATGAAAGATACATCAAGCCTAATAGATTGAAAGAACCTGTATTTGATATCAAACGTGCTATATATGAAATAATCAAAACTAGAAGAGGTTCATGGTTCAACGCATGGGTTATTACTACATGTCCTTATGTGATGGAAAGAAAAAGAATCATTGATAAATTGGGAGTAGATGAAGTTATTCATATTGATACTCCTAAAGAAGAATGTCTAAAAAGACTATATGAAAATCCACAAGGCAGAAACATAGAAGAGTGGACAAAGTATATAAATGATTATGCTAAGAAGTATCAACCTTAGTATTCAAATAGTGGGCATTATTAAACATGTTGTGAATATTCTCCTTTCTTATAATTTCTATGTTTAATATGTAAGTCCTATTTGTATTTAGTATGGAACTATTAAGGCTATTCCTTTCACTTGATAGTTCCTTAGTGCATACAAGAACAAATTATAAAGGAGGTATGTATATGGAAAGCAGAGCAATTATAAACGTTATTGATAATTTGAATAGCACATCAACAACAGATGCATTGAGTGCTAATCAAGGTAGAGTATTAAAAGGAATGATAAATAATATTGGTAGTGGCTTACCTTTATTAAAAGGAACTGATAACAATGTTATTATCTTTGACAACTTAACAAATGGACTTTATAAAGTGACGGGTAAATATAGATATACTACTCAAACAGATATAGGAACAACAAGCGAATACTTTTTAATTAATGTATATCATAGCAATAGTGAATTACATTTTACCTTTTTAACTCCAACAGGAGTAATGAGAAGAGTTATAGCAAAAGATGGAGTTGTAACAACAAATAACTATTTACAGATAAAAGAAAACAAGATCACATTTAATGGCAAATGTATTTCAATACTAGATAGTGGATATAGTAGTATCACATTAAAGAGTGGGATTACAGTACATAACTCAACTACTTATCCTGTTAGATGTAAGAAACAAGGGAACATAGTATTCATTGAAGGAGCAGTAAAAGGAGTTACAACCAAAACAAAAGAGATTGGAGTATTACCCGAAGGATATAGACCAAGCAAAGCATTATACTTCACTCAGGCTAGAACGGGTGGAAAGATAGATACTTATCAAATAAGTACAAATGGATTGATAGAGATAATGAATTCAACGGCTACATCTTTTAATGCAAGTGATTATCATTTCATAAGTACATCATTCATCATATAGAGGTAATAGCAATGAGCAATAGAATACCTATGAAGAATAAAAAGAGTAGAAAGAAAGAAGAGTATAAAGACTATAGAGACATGAAAGAGAAGAAACACAAGAAAGAATATGCAATAAAGAAAAGAGTGAATGTTGAAGAAAGATAATTGTATGAGTGTTTGAAAAAATATAGATACCCTCCCTATTTGAAAATTGAAATTTAACTTTTGGGTAAGTGGATAGGGGCTACTTTTTCTGTACACG